AAGTTATGGTAGGTGATGTTATTGAGTTACCACATCTTAAAGACTTTTATCCGTTAGATCCTGATGATATTGTACCAGCCGCACTTAAACGTTACTATGTAGTTCAAGATGCTACCAGAGCCGCAGAAGGATTTGCTCCAACTTGGTATGGACACTTATGGCGTATTAAAGTACAACCATTGGTTGACTCACAAGAATACAAAGATATACTTGATAATATTAAAGCAGGCGAAAACACTAACAGTACACTAGGTGAACTGCTTAGTACATTTGACAAATATCAAGATATTAACGAAAAAGTCATTGAACAAGCAGAAAATGATGTTCCTGAATCAGGCTATGACACTACCAGTATTTGGGTACAACCTGAATTAGACACAGGGTATCCTGGACACATTAATAATGTAGATGCCAGTGACAGTGATGGATCTCCAGATGCTAGTGACAATGATGGGTCTCCAGATGCTAGTGATTCTGCAACAACACCAAGTCTTAAAGTATCAGGATACTTAACAGGTGATGCACTACCGCCAAATGGTTTTGCTGTGCAGACAGGACTAAGTTTTCCAAGTTCACCACAAGCAGGAACATATTTCTTAAGATTAGATTACTTACCAAACAGACTATTTAGATATGATGGTAAACGATGGACAAAAGTTGAGGATGATGTGAGAACTTCATTAACACCAGGTAGTGATAACCAGACACAACGAAGTGGATTCGTTAATAATACAGAAAAATACATGTCAGGACGTATTGGATATGATGCTATAAGAGCCGCAGATCCTTATGTGATTCCTGGTAACACTATAACAACATCATTTAGTATGAGTAGTAAGTTAATTGAAACTTCAATTGCTTATGTTAGTACAAATGGTGTAAGAACACAGTTAAACGGCTTTAAAGTTGACAATACTATGAGTAACAGCAGTGGTAATACTGCGATTACTATCACAAGTAATGTAAGTATTGTCAGTGGTGATGTAGTAGAATATGCAATATTTGAAAATACAGATCCAGAACGTGTAGGATTAAGTCAAGCATTGAAACCAACGGCAGATTAATATGGCACAACAGTTTTTCTATGATGGACAGATAAGACGATTTATTGTACAGTTTATTCGTATGATAAGTAACTTTCAAGTTGAGTTTGGTAAAGACCGTACAGGTAATACTACTCTACAACAGGTTCCTGTATTCTACGGTGACAGTAGTCGTATGGTTGCTAATATTTTACGTGACAACAGTGAAAGTGCTATGCAAAGTGTACCTGCAATGGCTGTCTATGTCAGTGCTTTAAACTATGATAGAGAGCGTGTGCAAGAACCTAACTTTATAGGTAAAATGCACATCAGACAAAAGTACTACAACGAAGATACAGAAAGTTATGAGAATAGACAGGGCGATGCGTTTACTGTTGAACGTCATATGCCTGTACCATATAGACTAGAACTTAAAGTAGATATATGGACATCAAACACAGAACAAAAATTACAGTTAATTGAACAAATAGGTACTCTGTTTAACCCTGCATTAGAAATACAATCAACAGACAACTACATTGATTGGTCTAGTTTAAGTGCAGTATTCTTAACAGGTGTTAACTGGTCATCACGTTCAGTACCAATTGGCACAGAAAACCCAATTGACGTTGCTACTCTAACATTTGATTTACCAATTTGGATATCATCTCCAGCAAAAGTTAAAAAACTTGGAGTCATACATAAAATTATTTCTAGTATATATGACGGTACTGGTGATTTAGATTTATCAATAGCAGACGGGACTAAATTGTTAGGTGATAGACGGTACTTTACACCAATGGACTATGGTGTTACTCTGTTAGGTAATCAATTACAGTTGTTACGTGTAGAAGAGTTTGTGGACCCAAGAGATCCAACAGCCTTACCACAGACTAAAGTAGGTGGAAAAGAAAATTGGAAGGATCTGATCAACGTATATGGTGAATTAACTAATGGATTTAGTCAGATTAGGTTAGAAATGGACGACGGCAACGAAGTAGTAGGTACTGTGGCATATCATCCTAGCGACCCATATATACTGTTGTTTACCGCTGATATAGACACACTACCGGTAAACACTGTACCTTCTGTAAATTCTATTATAGATCCAACTGCGTCTACTACACCAGATAAGGTAGCGGCTAAAACTGCTGGCACAAGATTTTTATTGTTAAACGCAATTGGTGATTTTGATAACTCAGCAGGCTATGGTCCTGAAGTATGGCAAGGCACTGGTGGTGAAAATATTGTAGCCAATGCCTATGATATCATTGAGTGGACTGGAACAGAGTGGGTGGTTACATTTGACAGTAAGAATGAAAAGAGTGTACAATATACTACTAATCTAACAACTGGAGTTCAATATAAGTGGACAGGAAGTCAATGGGTCAAGAGTTACGAGGGAGAGTACAAGAACGGCGTATGGACACTGGTCCTTTAGTTAACGTTGGTGCTTTCATCTACTGCACAGAAACCAAAAGATATCTATTTGTTCTAAGAAATTCGCATAAATTTGAAGGTAGTTGGGGTTTGCCTGGTGGCAAAGTAGAATCCAATGAATCAATCACTGAAAGTCTTATGCGTGAAATTCAAGAAGAACTAGGTGGTACTATTCACGATGCTAGACTAATTCCTGTAGAAAAGTTTACCAGTGAGAACGGAAACTTTGTTTACCATACATTTATCACACCAGTTGATACAGAATTTGTTCCTGAACTAAACAATGAACATCGCGGATACTGCTGGGTTAAACTAGAAGATCATCCTAAGCCATTGCACCCAGGTGTTTATCGCACAATTAAATTTGATGCAATCGCACAAAAAATTAAAACTCTAGAAGCGGTTTTATAGTCAAAATAAAAGCACCCGGAGGTGCTTTTATCTTTTTAATCTTAAAAATTATAGATCGTTATTTAAAACAAAATCTCTAACTTTAACTTGACTAAAGTTTGGTAATTCTTTCCAACTAGGATGTACATTATAATTACCAGTACTGGTTACCCAGAAAAATTCTACATTGTCATATGCTTTCATAACTTGTGCTTTGTCACGAGCCCATTGGTTAGAATCAATTACTTGGTCTTTGGTTCTATGAACACCTTCGTATCCGTTAGTACCTGCATAGACATTATAATTGTAACCTGATTTGTCATGACCTTCCATACCTACCATATAGACTTTTCTGTGTCCATCAAAACATGCAGTTCTTAATGCAATAGTTCCTGCATCTGAATAAAGGTTATGTGGAATAAGATAAAACTTATTCGGATGAGCCTTCATACACTGATGATCTGTATAAACAACATGAGATTCTCTATATGAGTGGTTCGCAAGTTCTTTACATATTACTGGTGATGTAACGATTAAGAAGTCTGGATTTAAATCTCTAAATGCCGCATTACAAGCATAAGTCTGTAATGTGTCAGCACCCAATAGGCCACTGTGGTGGCCTATGAGTTTTTCAAGATCTACATCGTTTCTAGATAAACCGTTACCTATAACAACTGCCTTATTGGAAATCTGATTGTTAGTCACTTGGTTAGAAACAGTCTCTGACGTAAACGTCCATTTCTGTCCTACAAGTGCTCCTTCCACAACTACGTCTTCTTCAACGTAGTTGCTTCTGTATAGTTTTTCTACTGCTAACATTATCGTTTTCCTTATAAGTTAGTTATTATGCTCTAATGTAAGTTGGTTGGAACTTAACTGTTGTACTTGCTTCACCAGCAGTAGCCTGTAATAATACATTGCCACCACTAATTGTTGCAGAGTATGTCCAACTGTCAGCACCTGTTGCCGTTACACCATACACAGTTAATGTCGCTGTTGTGCCATCGTGTACTACGATCGCTTCAGCGGCTTCCCAATCATCACCAGCGGCATTTTCTGCCATTAAGACATATTTTGCCATTCTGTATGCTGATGTTGCAAATGAGTCAACTGTAGTTGCTGATGTACCAACTGTAACGCCTGTTTGGTCAACAACGATATCAACACCGTCACTAGCACTAACACTAATACTTGAGTTGCTATCTGCTAACTGTGTAACAGTTGTTGTAGTTGTTAACTGACGAACTTCAATTACGTCACCAGTTGCTGGTGCTTCTGTGAATGTCAATGTAGTACCTGACACACCATAAGCAGATGTTGGCAACTGAACAATACCGTTAATACTTACAATACATGATGCTGTAGTTTGTGATGAACTTAAAGTAAATGCTGTTGTTGAATCATCACCATTGAATGTTTCTGTAGCAATTACAGTAAATGAGCCTTGTGCTGACTGCCAATCAGTACCGTTATAGAACTCAATAATATTAGTTGTTGAGTTATAACGTAACATACCAGCAACGCCTGTAGTAGGACGATCGCCAGTTGGACCAACTGGTAACATCATAGAGGTATTAGTACCAATTTTAAGTGCTACTTCAGTTGTTGCTGTTGCTGTACCAATTAACACTGAGTCACTACCAGCGTCAACTACTAACAAGTTAGTTTCTGTGTCACCTTCAACACGGAAGTTAACATCAGCACCTGCATCGTTAACAACAACTTCACCGTTTGAACCAGTAATATCATTACCAGTA